CATAATTCGTGCTCTTGTTCTGGACGGAATAGACCTACTCTCGCACTCCAACCGGGGGCGTCAGGCAGGGTTCTCAACTGACCGTCCTTCCAGCACCGAAAATAACCATCACCAGTCTCAGACCAGTTAAACAATATAATCCACCCTGGGGCACCATAGTTCGTGTGCCATCCTACAAATCCACTAGGAGGATAGTACCCGAGCACAGGATTGTCAAGTGCTTTAGGAAATTTGTTTAGAATAAACTCCTGTCTTACCTTAAAGTCAAATGCTTCACGCGGTGTCTCAGGACAGGCAGCATTTCTTACAATCTGTACAGGAGGAACATCGTGCCGTATACCACGCTGAAGAATCATAGTAAGCAATGGCATACTGGTTTCCCATACGGGATCCTGTACGATCTTATAAGGAAACTCCCATTCCTTATCTGAGATACACTTTTTCTCTATTTGCTGTAGGAACTTGGCGAACTCGTCACCAATCTCAATATTATCAAACATAAAAAATGGGGTCCGTAGACCCCTTATATATCAGGATTTTCTTGCTGCCGCGAAGACAGGAATTAACATCAGCAATGCTGCTGCTACAAATCCCATCACCAAATACCAGGAATGATTTGACCGGTTAGGGCATAAGCACCCAGGGCGGCGACGACGCCGATCATTGCGGCGAGTCCGTTAATGCGTTCTGCTGTTTCGTTCATTGTTTTGATAGAATAAAAAATCAGAATCCGAAGGATCCAAAGAAGAAGATACTACCCGTTGTTGCGTAAGACAAAAGTCCAGCAACAAAACCCAGCATCGCTACACGACCGTTCAGTTTTTCTGCTCGCTCTGCGTAGGTTTCATAACCATAACGCTCAGCGGCAGTCTTGTCAACGTACATACGTGGTTCGTTTGCGAACAAGTTCGCACGTCCACCATCTTCAATAATTACTGTGCCGGAACGGGTCATGTCTTATGTAAAGAACTGTTACTGTATTATATAGGAAGTATGTAGTTTTGTCAATACTCCGACAAGAATCCTTCACAGGTTTCTGGGTTTGCTCTACAGAACTGACGGGCATGACCATGGACATCTACTTCATAGGTACGATGAGCCTGGACATGAAGGTATTCGATAAACCCCAAGGTCCCTACCAATGACAGGTTCAGTAGCGTAAGGGGATGCAGAAGATAACGCATGAAAAAAGGGGGTCCGAAGACCCCCGTATTATAGCAGTTTATTTTCAGAAGTTCCAGGTGACGCCGAGTTTGGTGGCATAACCGGTGTCGGCAGCATCTTCGACGGCGGCGAAGGAGATCTCACCGTAGACGCTAGCAGCCTCAGAAACAGCGACGCTACCACCTGCTTTGCCGGTGAAGGCGCTCTTGCTGTCAGCACCATCCGTGGAGACCAGAGCAGGTCCGCCTTGGACGTAGAAGGAGACACCGCCGTCAGTTTCGCCAGCGTAGCCTACGTGAGCTTCGGTGGTGGTTCCGGTGTAATCCGAACCAGCGAAACCGGAGTTTGCTTCCACGTTGACGTAGGGACCAGCGAAGGCAGCACCAGAGGTGGCACCAAGAAGGGCGGTAGCAGCGAGAATGGACTTGATCATTTAAAATTACCTATAGTTGCTTGCGGAATGGTTACCCGCAGATGAAAAAAGACTCGACAGGTCTTTGTTAAGTTTCGTGACTAACTAGGCACGAATACTTATTTAGTATAAAGGATTTCTTTAGGATTGTCAAGGGAGTAGTGGATTCCGTAATTGGGAGAACCCCTTGACCTTTTGGAATTCTAACACACTTTCGAACTTATCGTGCAGTTCAGACTTGTGTGAGATAATGAAGATATTCGCGTCCTTGACGACGAAGCGAATAATCTTAAGGAACTCGTCGGTACCAAAACCATCCAGTGACGAGTCAAATACCTCGTCCATGATGAGAAGGTTTGTAGCGACACTGTTCTTCATCCTTGCGATCTCTCGCCATGTGAACAGAAGTGCGAGATCGATTCTCATCTTCTCGCCTTCAGAGAACGAAGGATAGGAAAAGTTTTCGTGAATGGGTGACTGGATTTTTTCATTGAACTCACCATCTAAGGTAAAGTTGATGAAAAAATCCATCATTTGTAAGTATCTATTGACCTGCTGATTGATTAGAGGCAAATACTTTTTAATAATGCTCGACTTTACGCCGTCATCCTTAAGAAGCACACTAGCTTGGAGACTATAGTTATAGTCTTCTTTCAGCGTTTCGTGGTCTTGTAATATGCTCTTTAGTTGTCCCTTGTACTGACTTAACTTCTCATGTTCAGAATTTCTGTCCTCGATTCGATCGGTAAGAGTTTGAACTTCACGTTCCAGTCTTGACCGTAACTTATTAGATTCAGAAATCTGAACGTTTGTTTGAGAAACCTCATTCGAGAGTTGAGTAATCTCCCTTTGCAGTGTAGTGAACTTGCGTTCTCTACTTTCCTCCGCCTTGATAGCATCCTCAAGTTCTTTGAGGTTGTCATCAAATTTGGCGACCGACTGCTGGAGCTGTACAGTTTTATTTACCCGAAACTCTTCCTCTATGGTTTGAGTACAGGTAGGGCATACCGAATTTTCATTAAAGAAACTTAGAGTATCACTTGCATGAGACTTCTTTGACTGGATCTTTCCGAGGAATTTTCCCAGTTTTCTAAGCGTCTCTGAAGCATTGCCATAGTCTGCTGCTTCGTCCTCCTTGGTTTTGACACCAGTGAGGAGTGTCTCAACACGCTTTTGGTGCTTCGCAACTTCGGAATCGAGATCCAAAATTTGGTTCTGTTTATCTTGGATATCATTCTGACCTGATTCCTCCGTTGATTTGATGAAATTCTGTTGCATCACTATTTTATCAGCAATGCCTTCTTTTTTCAAGTCCAGCGTCTTCAGACGGTCCCTAGAGTCCTTTATACGTGCCTTTAGGAGGTCAGACATAGAAGAGAACACAGAGATGTCTAGGAGGTCTTCTATGACCTCTCTGCGGTGAGCAGCAGACAACTGCATAAAGGGCACGAAAGAAGCAGACCCAAGAATAACAATTTGGGTAAAGGATTTGTAATTGAGTTTGAGTATTTGTCCTTCCAGATACTTCTGTTGATCCTTAGCATCAGCGTCTTCATGGAGTTTGTTTCCGTTACGTGTGATTGTAAAGATCGCTGGTTTGATACCACGGACAACCTTGTACTGTGTGCTGTTGACAGCAAACTCAATCTCAACTACACAGTCTTTCTCATTCTGTGAGTTAATGATCTGCCCTTTGTTAATTTTACGGAAGGGTTTATTGAACAATGAAAAACACAGAGCATCAAGCAACGTAGATTTACCAGCACCATTCTGACCGATGATGACGGTATTCTTTACGTCGTTTAACTTGATCTCTGTGAATTGGTTGCCCGAAGACAAAAAGTTTTTATAACGAATAGTTTGGAACTCAATCATTCTCTGGTTCAATCATGCTAGCAGGAGCGGCAACAACTGCCCGTCCATCTTCTAGGCGAATCAAAAAGGTTTCACCATTCTCAACCCTTTCCATGTAAGATTCAAAACTGCCATGGAAAGTGTCGAAATCAACTTCAGTCATCATCGTCAGGTGGTGGAACTACAATGTCATCTTCGGTGATAATAGTATACTTGATTCCTGCTTTTTCGCAAGCCCCGATTGCGATGGCATCACCAACCTCCACAACGGTCATATTCATTGTACCAGATGCTTCGAGTTGGATAGCATACCTCATGGCATCGTCTTCCTCCTCAAAGAGGAACACAACCTTGTCACCCATAGCGTCCTTGACGGCAAAGGCACCTTCGTCCTCCATGCCTTCGATAGTAATAATAAACATTACATTACCTCACATGCTTGCCTGTACAAGTCCTTGACAAGACTCTTGATCTTTGCCTTACTTAGGTCAGTTTCCAACTCATCAACAAACTTGTCTAGCAGCGTCAGGGTGTCTTCTGTCTGCTCAGCAGCGTCTTCACCAAAGTCCATCTCAGATGTCTTCTCAATGATCTTCAGATCATAAGGATTGGCAGAAGACAGGGCATCTACAAACCTGTCATACTCTTTCTGACTAGACTTATTGACAACGATTAACTTGACAATCTTATCCTTATACTCAGCGAACTTAAACAGTTGTCTAGGAGTGTCATCGTATTTGATGACCCTAAACATCTGGAAAGGATTGTTGATCGTCTCTAGTTCGTAGGTTTCCGTGTCGAAGATGTGGAATCCTCGTGGATCACCCACGTCATTCCAGAACATTTCGTAAGGGTTCCCGAGGTAGAAAATCCTACCGTCAGATGATCTGGTGTGATAATGACCTGAGAAGACTCGATCGAATTTTTGATAGGGTTGGATGTCGTCTCCATCTTCCATTGTGTATCCATGGTGAGCATAGAACCCGTTAAGTTCTAAGTGACCCATGGCAACCTTGGCGGAAGACTCACGAATCATCTTGTATGTATACTCGGAGTTATCTGAGTTAATCCAAGGGACCATACAGATCTTACAACCGTCAATGTCTATGTCCGAACATTCAGTGAGAGTATGGACGTTATCGTACTCTCGTAGAAGCAAGTCGATAGTATTGACTTCGTTAGTATTCTTGTAGAATGCGGTGTGATTACCGACCACGGAGTAAAGGGTAATGCCAAGATCTCGGATACGGTCAAAATAATTTCTTTGCGCCCAATCCAGAGAATATAGATCGATACCCTTACGACTATCGAAAGTATCTCCCATGTCGATGACAGTTGTGATACCACGTTCCTGCAACGTTGGGAAAAAGACTTCCTCGTAGAACTTCTGAAAGTATTCATGAAATAGTTTGGAACCCTTCTTAAACCCGAAGTGCTGGTCCGTGATGATCGCAACCTTCATAGTTTACCACCAACAACTCCATTATTGATTACTCTCGTGTATTGATCTAGAGTTCCTTCCTGCTCACACTTAAGGTGCCAGCGTGTCATGGTGACGACTGCTTCTTTAGTCAGTCCAGTCAACATCTTGCGACCTTCTTTAGTTTCGCTTGACCACAGACCAAACCGAGTTTCCCATACACGGAAACAATCGTCAATCCATTCGTATTCGGCAATCTCGGGATGTTCCATTAACGATTAAGGCGATACTGTACAGCGTCTTTGATTTGGTTATACTCAGATGACTTATCGGATTCGTCTGCGACGAATACTTCGTCAAATCCAGATCTTTCGATAATCTTTTGTCTAATCTCTAGTTGCTTTTTCTCCTTCTGGATACGACGGAGGAAAGCATAGTGAATGATTTGGGTGAAGTACGCAAAGGGATTGCTAGACTTCTCAGGATCAAAGTTATTGATATACTGAACACAGTTCTCAATTCCGTCACAGATCATGTCATCCTTGAACATGTAGTTGACGAAGTTTGGTTTGTAAGACAAGTGAGTAGCAATCTTCAGAAAGCATTCACCGAGGTAGTTTGTGATCCTTGGTTTAGGTTCACCTGCTGCTTCAGCGTCTCTAATGGACTTCTTGTACTCAATGATGGCAGCAAGAAACTCCTTATTGTTTACATAGTGTTCTGATCTTTTACGGACCATGTAATGTACTATTCTGTATAGATTATAGCATAGCTTGACAAGAACGGCAAATGTGTGTATGATGACTCTGTTCCCGTTCAAGGGGTGTGGCTGAGCTTTAAGACTTATAGAGTTTCTCTAGGAGATCTCTTGCTTTATCTACCGTAGAAACATATCCCATCTCTTTAGTAAGGTCAGGATGACCTACATCAAAACCATAATCGATTACTGACTTATAAGTTTCCACTATCTCTGGAGATGAGATCTGTGAGATCGTAATCACCTTAGACATAGGTAAGACATAAGTTTCATCATCAGTTAATTTCATCCAAGGTTCGAACTTATACCCCATGGGTATATTCGTGCCATTGGCACGAATCTCTTTACAGATAACAGGGTTATCAATAACGATTGCTTCTGGTTTCTCTTTGTCAGTATTATCTACAACTACCATTGCCAGGATCTCTTCACCCGACACTAGTTTGATACTAGCGTAGAACTCATCATACGGACTATCAGATTTTGATTGAGATGATGTCATAGTTGAACTTCTCTTCGTTGTAGTACTTGATTCTTTCTACAAGGTGGTTCAGAGTGTAGTTACTTCTAGACCCCTTCTTACAATCATCGGCGATGTCGTAAAGTGTTGCTTTTAATTTATTCTCACTCTTTCGCAAGACTCTACCGATAGATTGTAGAGTACGGATCCTTGACTTGCTCGGTGATGAGAAGATTACGTTGTGGAGATTTTTGATATTGATACCGGTGGAGAACGTTCCGAATGACGCAATGATAATAGCGTCTTGTTCTTGCTCGGTAATCTGTCGGACTGTTTCTCGTTCCTCAGTGTCTACGCCACCATGGACAAAGAATACCTTCCTACTGTCTGTATTTATGAGGTCATATAAACCCTCCCCATGTGCGGCAACCCGACTAAACAGGATCAGTGTGTTACCTTTTAAGTCATGGGCAAGGTTCTTAATGAACCTATTCCTCTTCTCGTGACCAATGATAAACTGTACCTCGTCCTCATAGGTCTCAAAGATCTGTGGATCATGCTTCATCAACAGAACCTTGATATTCAGTTTGGCAAGATACCCTGCCTCCTGTAGGTCCTTGGTGTTGATGATCTTATACGATGGTCCGAACAGACCTTCTAGCACCCACTTGTGAGTCTGTGTGCCGTCAAGGGTTCCAGTGAATCCATATCTATACTTCGCATCTGCGAGTTTAGACATGATGCTGATAAGGGATTTAGATTTAAATTGATGTGCCTCGTCCCCGATAATGACATCGAACTGACCAAACCACTTACGGTCCATCTTGTAGATCGACTGCCAGGTACTGATGACAACATCTTTCTTGGCGATTCTCGTCTTGCCCCCATAGATCTTATAGCAATGGTGCTGTGCGTTCCAACCGTAATCCTCAAAGTCCTTGTACATCTGCTCCACCAGGGATGTGGTAGGAACAACAATCAAGACCTTCCTAGACTGCTCTACATGGTACCTACAAACGCCGTAGATCATCAGAGACTTGCCAGAACCCGTAGGACTGATCAGAAGGCGTCTGTTGCGTCTCAGAGCGTCATAAACACCTTCTACCTGGTATTCCCTAGGCTTGAACGATGTGATGCGTTGTAGGTAGTCCTGGACCCCTTCCTGGGATACCATCTCGTTCTCCTCATAAGGGAGACCGTAGAACTTGTTAGTCTCAAACTCAAAAGTATATCCGTATCGCTGGCAAAATACTTGTAGTTTATCAATCAAACCACAGTAGATTTCTTTCTTCTCGATGTTAAACAGACGAATTTTTCCGTCCCAATACCTGCTACGGTACTGAGGCATAAACTTCGCATTGGGAACATCAAACGTAAACTGATCTTGTAG